ACCACGGTCATGCCCTCGCGTCTGGAGCCGGAGAGATGATAGTAGCCTTGAGCTTGCGGATAAGCTCACGCACCATGTCCCAGTTTTCTTCATTCACCACCACAGCCACGCCATTGTTGCGCCGGATGGTTTCGATTTCTCTAACTTGAAGGGCAGTCGGCTTGTTCGTCCCTGCCTTGGTCTCAATCGCAAGGAATAGTCCGTTCACACAGGCCACGATGTCAGGCACGCCACTGCGGCCAAAGCCATGCGTAGCTGGCATGAAGAAATACACACCCTCAGATGTGAGCAGGGCTTTCACCTTATCTTTGACTTTTTTTTCAGGCGTTGCTGCCATAAGTTTGCTCCTTATACAGTGGGGCTATACCCTCATCTATACATTGTCAACCCCCTTCGGTCACCTCTGCATAAACTTCGTCGCGAATGTCCGCCAGCCGCTCACCTATGGCGATGGCAAGCTCTTTCCAATTCTCGTCGATGCCGTAGTGGGTTAGGTTTTCTAACTCGGATGTAGATAGTCTCCGGTAGTAGTTCCGGTCTTTAGTTGGTTGTGTCATTGCTCTTGCTCCTTCTGATACTCCGCTATGATAGCCTCTGCTTCTTCGCGTGACTTAGCCTTTAAAATTTTATCAACCAGCGCGGGTATGTCCCGCATCATTTTCCGCCCAGCCTCGCGCTCCTCGGGCGTTTCTTCTGTATAGTCTTCCTCAGTCATCGTCTTTATCCTCCAACATAGACTTGCCAAACATAGCCATGCCATGCTGCCAGCTTACCAGTTGTAGCGCGCCGACAATCTCGACTTCCGTCAGGTCGTCACGGAAATCTTCAATCGTTCTGATTAAGGCAAAAGCCAATTCGGTTTGCTTCTCAAGCTTAGCTTTATAGTCTTCCATCTTACGCTGCCTTCTCTCGTTCTAGCTGCATCCGCAGGTGGTCTCGGTTAAACCCCCAGATGCCTTGGCTCCGGCCATAGTCGGCGCAAGCCTTGGCTAGGTCATGCTCCAGTGTGCGTAGTTCCTGCCGCATCTTGTCGTAGCGGCGCAGTAGGGTTGTGACTTCTCTCTTAGTCGTCATGGTCTGCTCCTTTGCTTATAATCTGGTGCATCCGGTCGCTCATCTTGCCGATTTCGTTCTCCAGATATTGGGTGTATTTAATAAGGCGGCGCAGGGCCGTCTGGTCCTCTCCGTCTAGGTCGTCGCGCAATCCATAGAGGAAGCGCCATTCGTCTGGTCTAATTTGCATTTAATTTCTTTACTTTCTTGGTGGTCTTAGCGTTAACGCGGATAGGCGCTCCATCCTCTAAGGAAACAGGCACTTCTCTGCCGTCCTTGTAACATAGGGTAGTGCGCCAAAGGGCGTTAGGTTCTATGCGTGTCGAACGTCCATTACGGGATAGGTGGGCTGCGTATTCTTCAGCGTCCGAATGGTAGCGAAACAACGCCCAAACGTGCCAGCCACTCCCATCTGCCCCCTCTAGGCTCACGATATATAACGGGTCATCCATTTTAATCTCCTCGCTCAAAAAATCCTCGGTCCTCGGCTTCCAGCCATACCTCACGACCATCCTGCCATTGCTCCTCCACATACCGCCGGATTAGCGGTTCAAATTGCTGCCAGCGAGCTATGGCTATCTCGCCAATCTCCTCTGTCGTCAGGCTCTCCATGTCCTGCTCAATCAGTGCGTCCCGCACCTCATCCGTCTCGCTGTCTCGTGTCAGTCTCATTGGTCTGCTCCTGCTGCTTCTATAGTGACTGGCCCTTCAGTTATGTGGATGCCTAACGCTTCGGCCTGTGTGGTTGACAAGTCATCCAAGTCGTTCAGTTCCACTACCACCCAAGGTTTAACCCAATCCCCGTTTGGTAGGGTGAACTCACGCCCCTTTGTCGGCCACTGCGTCCCTTCGGGCAGTGTTATTATCGCTTCTAGTGTTACCCTCACGTTCATTGGTCTGCTCCTGTTGCTTTAATGATTGCTGCGCGAGCGTTATTAAGCCTCTCGCCAGCTTCTCTTAACCATTCTTTAGACGCGCAATGGTCTACTGCCTCGGCAATATACCCCTCAAGGTCATCAATCACGGCCTCCAACGCCTCCAACAAGTCCGGCGCGGCTGCAATTAAGGTTGCGTTTGCTTTACGCACAGCCTTTGACGGGCCGGAACCCAAGCCCTCCACCCTAACCATTGCAACGGGTGAATGTGACTTGTTTGGCCCTTTGATAGCCCACATTTCACTTTCGGGGCAACACATGGTTGGATTCCACTTGCGCGGCTTCAGCTTAACAGTCCAAGGGCCTTGCGTGTGCTTGCTCATGATGCCACCCCTTCTTTATATATAAGGACTATGGGGCCTTCGGCGTGTCGGTTATCCACCACGCGCCATTCCCATTCCTCGGTTTCGCTTAATGCTCTGGCTGCTTCCATCGCGTAAATGCCACAGTCGAACACTGCCACCTTATCCCAGCGCCTCGTCTCGTTGTCGCGCCGCTCTAAGTTGATTTGCATCATACTTTCCCCTTCATGGTCGCATGGATTGCCCAGATTGCGAAAATGCCCACGCTCACAAAGAATATTTCCGTTAGAGCGTGAATGATAGTTGCCATCATGCTGCCTCTCCAAGCTTGTTTAACATCTGTGCAACGTCCTGCACGAAGCCATCCGTCACCCGTCCAAACTGCGCGTAATTGAAAACCATGTTCTCCAGTGCCGTCCGCATGGCGTCATAGTCCTGCTTCATCGCCAAGATTGCCGTTAAGTTCTCCACGCTGTCCTCGTATAGCTGCCCGTCAACGCCTACCGCGTTGCTCATCAGCACCTCGTCGCGGTTAGCCAGTAACTCACGCACTGTTCTAAAGGGTGTTAGGTCGTTTCTCATCTCTCTGCTCCTTAACAACATTCACATTGGGACATTGGTCGGCCATTGCGGCATAGCTCCTCGCCATGTGGCGTTTCGGGTGCGTAGAGGTCGCGCAAAGCGTCCCAATCGACGCTGCAAAGGTCAAGCATATCCCAGATGAAACCGTTATCCTCGCCTATCCTTTCAGAAACATACTCATCCACCATGTCGCGCAAATACTCGGGGGAGAAGTCAAAGCCATCCTCTGCCAATTCTGCCCAATGGTCACCGAACCATAAATTAACTGTCCATGTGGCGGCATTGCGCCAACCGTTGCAAGTTGTGTCTGTCATGCTGCTTTCTCCGTTGGTTCCCAGTCCCGCGCTGTCGGATTCCGCTCCCATGTCGAGCGGATTAAATCGTCAAGCTCTGACCAATCGCGCCTTGGTAAGCCATCAGGGTAAACACCCCGCCGCGCTACGTCCTCGCGGTATGCCTTTTCTCCATCCGTCATCATGTGTTGCCCCCTACTTTAAATGGTTCCCATTCCTCGGCGTCCGTCATGTCAATGACAGAATAAACGTCCTCGCGGTGATATGCTTGGGTGGCCTCGTCAGACATTTGCATTATGGTTAGCGTCTGCTCGACTAGGTAATTCCATACCATGTCGTCGTCGATTGTCTCGCCGTTCAACGTCCCGACGATTTCCATGTCGCCATCGCTGCGTTCCCATGCGAAAGTTATATAGTTTGGATATTTACGCATTAGTTTGCTCCTCAGTTTGGTTTGCCAACAATCCGGCAATAGCTCTCGCCCGTCTTGTCCAGATAATGCCTCGCCTTGTGGCGTGTATCAAAGCCGCGCTCGGTGTATGGCAGGGGACGAATCCCCTGCGCGGTGTCTTGGATTATATAATAACGCATCATGCCTCTCCCTTCGCTTTGGCTATTGCTGCATGGGCCTTGGCGCTCATTTCATCCAACAGCTTGCCTATATCGTCGCAACAGTCATCGCGCATCTGCGCTTGCCACCATTCCAAAGCCGCCAGCATATCCGGTGCGGCGGCAAATAGCGCCGTAGCCTCTTGGGTGGCCTCCAATCCCTTATGTCCATTCGGCATCAGTAAGATTGTATTGCCCTCGCTGTCGTTCACTAAGGTATTTTCCCAGCCTGTAGCCTTAAGCGGTGTCGCTAAATATTTCATAGCCATCACGCTGCCTCCTTCGTGACGTAACGCTTCACAACGCCCCATGCCGATGCCACCTGCTCGGCAGGGAAATATTCGGGGAAGCTCACCACTACGCACTGCGCCGCGCAATCCTCCTCGAACCATTGCGACGAACCAGACCAATATTCTGCGTAGTCCTGCATCTCTTTCTGAATACGGTGCATCAATTCACGCGCCACCCAGATGCCACCATGTGAGGCGGTCGATACATAGATGATGCCTTCTGCAATGACTTCTTCGTCTTGCACTTTGCCCCATGGGGAAGATTTACCGATAAATGTAACCATGTCATTTCTCCAAATGTTTGCCATGCTGTCCCGCTTGGCCTCACCCCTCTGAACCCTTCGCTTTACATTGTCAACCCCTACCCGAAACTTTTTTTCGGCTTGGTGCATTTTATTGTGCTTTGTAGGATTTTGAGGGTGCGGCAATGTTATAATGTAAGGTTTTTTTGAGCGGTTTATTACAAAAGATATTACAAAACCAAAACGCCGGATTTCTGCGGGGTTGAATGTGATAAAATGGGGTAATGTAATAATGTAATCTTTTTTAAAATATTATATATAGAAGGGGTTTGGATTTTATTACGGAAGGCTGGCATCAGCGAGGGGCCTCGTTGTGACTGTCTAGAAAATATATAACCCAAAAAAAAACATTACAATATTACAAAGCGCAGAAAACTGCCAAAAAAAACATTACAAAGCACCCGAAAAACATTACAACCTTTATTACAAAGCACCGAAATTATTACGTTGACGCAAAAACCCATATGTGATAATCACTCGCGTGATTATTAGGCACGGCAAAACGCCCCAGACGCCCAGCGTCTGAAGCCTATAAGATGATAGTAAGTTTAGGGGTGAGCGAGGCCGAAGCCTCGCCCTGTTTGGTTATCGCCCTTTCACTATATGGAACCGTGACGGGTCGAACAGTGACCAGTAGGTGCGTCCATTCCAGCCCCTAACGCTGAACGTATCTGGTGGCGTCCATTCCATGCCGCCTGCCGCTTCATTGAAACGGTAAACCTTGGGTTCAATTTCTTCTATATCAAGGCGGCACAATCCGGTCGCGCCGTTCGCGCCAGTGACGCGCTTGCATTTAATTAGGTTGGGCATAATCAATCCTTATAAAGAAGGGGCGGCAGTGCCGCCCCTATTTGGTTAGGCGGTTAATTCTTGGTGGTCTAATTGGCGGTCAGCGTGTGCAACGCGCTGCTTAATCAATTCGGGGTCGTGCAGGTGGACGCCCGTTTGTTCTAAGACTTCTAATAACCTAGTCCCAAAGAAAGAGATTGTAAGGTAGTCGTATGGGTCAGCCGAAACATAGGCGGCATATGAAACGGCTAAAGTCTTGGCCTGCTTTGCGGTAATGGTCATAAATATATATATCCTTATAAAGAAGGGGCGGCAGTGCCGCCCCTGTTAGGTTAGGCGGCAATCGCCATTTCTTCCTCTGCCTCTTGGGCAGTCAAAAACTCTGCCGCTTTCTTGGCTTGGCTTGAAGCGGTAAAGATTGCCCGCTTGTCTGCTTTGAGAACCTTAAGCCACGAACCGACATAATCAGCGTGTTGCAATCCGTCCAAGGCAATGCCCGTTGTGGCGCAAACGAAAGCCGAACCAATCTCCGCAACTAGTTCCTCAAAAGCATAGGCATCGTCGCCAAAGCGCTTGCCGAACGTGCGAGCTAGGCGCGATTCGTGTCCCGTCCAATGCACAAGCTCATGTGCCAAGGTGCTGGCATAATGGGCAGGGGTTGTGAAAGCATCAGCGCTTGGCATCCCAATGCTGTCAGACATTGGCGAAAAGAAAGCCTTGTCCCCGCCATGATTAAGACGGACGTTATGCCGTGCCGCGATATCATTAATAGGCGTTTCGCCCGTAATGGCAGGGGTGAACGTCTTAAGCTTGGCGGCATCAATCCCTTCGCATTGGTCAAGATTAAAGACGGTATAGGGCTTTGCAAACGGGATAACCTTATCCTTGCCCGTTTCATCATCCCGAACCTTAGGGAATGACCAAAACACAATGTGCGTCCCCTTCTCACCCTTGCGGACATTGCCGCCCAAGTCTTGGGCTTGTTTATAGGTTAGCCAACCAGTGCTAGCATAGGCGGCACAAGAAAGAACAATCCAATTAATCCCGTTATAGGCGCGGCCCGTTACTGCATTGTGCGGCACGTTAGCAGTGCCGATACCGCTTTTCCAAGGGCGAAGCCAAGGGGCCGTGCCAGTCTCTAATGCATTGATAATCTTGTCGGTAACGTCTTGATATATGTCAATCTTGCTCATGTCATTTTCTCCAAATGTAGCAAAGCAATCCCGCCTTGCCCAATCAGTTATAGGCGAATCAATTAGACATTGTCAACCCCCAAGGATTTCTGCGGGTCTCCGAGGTATTGCATCGCTTAGGCAAGGTGCAAACTAATCCCTATATAGTCAATCAAAGCAGGGGTGGCAGGGGTGCTTTGTTCGCCCTTTGTTCACCCTACCGCCCCCCAACCCCCCGCGCTCAGCATCGGAGTCCCCCTCGCGTATATACATAATAATATGCTCAAAATCTCACAACATCACCAAAATCCAAGGGGGGTGGGGGGTCATTTTTCTAGCCAGACACCGTCAATTCGGCGCTTAGGAAACACCCCCCGTCTATGGTACCTTGACGCATTTGGCCCCCGGGGGTATTATTTTGTATCGTGATTCGACATTGCGGTCCTTTTGGGAAGTGGGTGAGTAGCTTCGGGACGATCTTCGTGGCTTGCTTGCAAGGCTCACCCCTTTTCCCCTTTACATCTCCCCATGGCCGTACGTATAAGGCGCGTCTGCTCCCTCAAACCGGACGCTGCGCCACATGCCTGTTGTTAAGATCGAACCTACGGATAAACATCCGGTTCCATTCAGCCTCGATGAAGAGGTACTTCCCACCTATATGGACGAGGTGGTGATTGCTGCGAACACCGCAGAGCTTATTGAAAGCCTTGGCGCACCCCTAGAGGTCGATGAGAAGACCATCGACAAGGAGAAGGCGCTGATTAAGTCGGCGCTCAAGGGCAAAAACCGCGAAGCATTGAAGAGTTTACCTGTGGCATTGGCAGCATCATCGTTCGTCCGCGAATATGGACATAATTTAGCACATGACATCACCGAGGTGCGCGCAGCACTGACCAACAAGTTGCTGGAGATCGCCAACTGTGGCGATACGAAGTTCGAACTGAGAGCCTTAGAACTGTTGGGCAAGCACTCAGACATCTCGCTCTTCACCGAGCGCAGCGAAATCACCATCAATTATAGCTCACCTGATGCTTTGGAGACCGCGATCAAGGAGCGGGTCAAGCGATTGCTGAACGCCAAGGTTATCGACATGCCGACGGTGAGCGAAGACTTGGACGAAGAGCTTGGTCGCTATGTTTCCCGTGTGGATGACGAAGATGATGACGAAGATGTACAGGAATTTGTACAGGAAGAGGACGATAACGCCTAATGGCACAGCGCGGTCGGCCCAATAAGAAGCTCATGGACGAGATATCGCTCGATGATATTCCAAAAATCCTGCATCTGCTGCCTCCGCGTGAGCAAGAACGGCTATTGGCTGAGTTAGAAAAGCTCGACGAGCTTAAAACGACAAAGACCGCCCAAGATAAGTTCCTTGGGTTCGTTAAAGAGGTCTGGCCTACGTTTATTGGGGGGAGACATCATGCAAAAATGGCAGACGCCTTCGAACGCGTTGCTCGTGGTGAGTGCAAACGGCTCATTATTAACATGCCACCGCGACACACAAAGTCGGAGTTCGCCTCTTACCTGCTCCCTGCATGGTTCCTCGGGAAATACCCCCATAAGAAGATTATCCAATGCTCGCACACGGCAGAACTCGCTGTAGGCTTTGGACGTAAAGTTCGTAACCTTGTAGATACAGAGACCTACCATAAGATTTTCCCCGACCTTTCGCTGGCCTCGGACTCCAAGGCGGCTGGCCGATGGAATACAAGCAAAGGCGGGGATTACTTTGCTATCGGTATTGGCGGTGCTGTGACCGGTAAGGGCGCTGACGTGCTCATCATCGACGATCCGCACTCCGAGCAGGAAGCGGCTATCGCCGAAGTTAACCCTGACATCTACGACAAGACCTACGAATGGTACACCTCAGGTCCGCGTCAGCGTCTCCAGCCGGGTGGGTCTATCGTCGTGGTTATGACGCGCTGGTCTAAAAGAGACCTGACCGGGCAGATACTCAAGGACGCAGCGGCCAACGACAGCCTCGGTGAGTGGGAAGTCATTGAATTTCCAGCAATTCTTCCATCTGAGAAGCCGCTGTGGCCTGAGTTCTGGGAATTAAGCGAGCTTGAGAAAGTTAAGCGCGACGTTCCTAACAGTAAGTGGATGGCGCAGTACCAGCAGAATCCGGTCTCGGAAAGCGCCGCTATCGTCAAAAGAGAGTGGTGGCAGGAGTGGCCGAACGATGAGCCGCCGAGTTGCGACTTTATCCTCATGGCATGGGATACGGCCTTCGAGAAAACGCAGCGTGCCGACTATTCAGCGTGTACAACGTGGGGTGTATTTTATCACCCTGACGACGCAGGTATCGCGCAGGCCAACATTATCCTGCTAAATGCCTTCCGAGATCGCATGGAGTTCCCACAACTTAAGCAAGTGGCAGTCGAGGAGTATAAAGAGTGGGACCCCGACAGTGTGATAATCGAGAAAAAGGCTTCCGGTGCACCTTTGATCTACGAGATGCGAGCCATGGGGATACCGGTACAAGAGTTTACACCTACACGGGGGAACGACAAAATCTCCCGATTGAACGCTGTGAGCGACCTGTTTGCCTCTGGACGGGTGTGGGCACCTGCAACTCGGTGGGCCGAAGAAGTGATTGATGAAGTAGCTGAATTTCCAGCAGGTACCCACGATGACTATGTCGATACGGTGTCTATGGCGATGCACCGCTTCCGTAGGGGCGGCTATATTACAACTAACCTAGACGAACCGGACGAAATCCAGTATTTCAGGTCAAACCGTAATCAGGGGTATTATTAATGGACATCGACAAAGCCCTCAACCAAGCGCCGCTTGGTCTTTCACCTGAAGATATGATGGGTCAAGAGCCTGATATTGAGATTGAGATCGAAGACCCCGAGGAAGTAACCATCCGCGCTGGCGGTATGGAGATCGAGATCGACCCCGACGATGAGGAAGATGACGGGTTTAACGATAACTTAGCCGAAGACATGGACGAGGGGCAGCTTACGCAGCTTGCGGGCGACCTTCTCGGTGAATTTGAGGAAGACCTGTCGAGCCGCAAGGACTGGATACAGACCTACGTCGATGGTCTCGAACTGCTTGGTATGAAGGTCGAAGACCGGACCGAGCCATGGCCGGGTGCCTGCGGCGTCTACCACCCGCTCCTCTCCGAATCCCTCGTAAAGTTCCAAGCTGAGACCATGATGGAGACGTTTCCGGCCCAAGGGCCAGTGCGTACGCAGGTTATTGGTAAGGAAACGCCTGAGAAGCGCGATGCCGCTTCGCGTGTCCAAGATGACATGAATTACCAGTTGACCGATGTGATGATCGAATATCGCCCTGAACATGAGCGTATGCTGTGGGGGTTGGGCCTCTCAGGAAATGCGTTCAAGAAGGTGTATTTTGATCCATCACTCGGTCGTCAAGCTTCGATGTACATTCCGGCAGAGGATGTCGTCGTCCCCTACGGCGCGTCCAGTTTGGAAGTCGCTGGACGCGTCACCCATGTGATGCGGAAGACCGCGAACGAGCTTAAGAAGCTCCAAGCTAATGGGTTCTACCGTGACGTCGATCTGCCTGAGCCTGTCGATACGCTCGATGACATCGAGAAGGCAATCGCTGAGAAGATGGGCTTCCGAGCCTCATCTGACGACCGCTATAAGTTATTGGAAATGCACGTAGAATTAGTGCTGCCTGACGACAAGTTCGCGGAAGACGAGGCGGAAGCTGAAATCGCCGTCCCTTACGTTGTGACCATGGACAAGGCGACCGAGACGATCCTCTCCATCCGTCGTAACTGGGACCCCGATGACAAACTCAAAAACAAGCGCCAGCACTTCGTACATTATCCGTATGTTCCGGGCTTCGGTTTCTACGCTTTTGGCCTTATTCACCTTGTTGGTGCTTTTGCTAAGTCTGGTACCAGCCTTATTCGGCAGCTTGTTGATGCTGGCACCCTATCCAATCTACCGGGTGGCTTTAAAACTAAGGGTCTGAGGGTCAAGGGTGACGACACGCCGATTGCGCCTGCTGAATGGCGCGACGTGGACGTCGCCTCGGGCACAATGCGTGATAATATCATGCCGTTGCCCTATAAGGAGCCAAGCCAAGTACTCTACAGCCTCCTAGGCACCATCGTAGAGGAAGGCCGTCGTTTCGCTGGGGCCGCTGATATGAAGATCAGCGATATGTCGGGCCAAGCCCCTGTCGGCACCACGCTGGCGATCCTTGAGCGCACGCTTAAGTCCATGTCGGCCATTCAGGCGCGCATACACTATGCGATGAAGCAGGAGTTCCGGCTTCTTAAGGGTATCATTCGGGACTACACACCCGACACTTACTCTTACGACCCAGTCGAAGGTGACCGCAAAGCGAAGCAGAGCGACTATGACATGGTCACGGTCATCCCTGTCAGCGACCCTAACGCTGCGACGATGGCACAGAAAATTGTGCAATATCAAGCAGTTCTGCAACTCGCGCAAGGCGCGCCGCAGCTTTATGACCTGCCGTATCTGCACCGCCAGATGCTTGAGGTGCTTGGTATCCAGAACGCTCAGAAGCTCGTGCCGCTCAAGGATGGCGACGAGATGAAACCACGTGACCCTGTGTCCGAGAATATGGACATCATCAACGGTAAGCCGGTCAAGGCGTTCATCTACCAAGACCACGAAGCGCATATTCAGGTCCACATGAACGCGATGCAAGACCCCAAGGTTGCGCAACTTATGGGTCAAAACCCCAACGCGCAGGCCATGCAGGCTGCCATGCAGGCACATATAGCAGAACACTTAGCCTTCGAGTATCGTCGTCAGGTCGAAGAGCAGGCCGGTGTGCCGTTGCCTCCGCCAAATGCCGAGATGAACGAAGACACAGAGCTTGCGATCTCTCGTCTGGCTGCCGCTGCCTCGTCGCAGTTGCTTCAGAAGAACCAAGCCGAAGCTCAACAGCAGCAGAACCAGCAGATGCAGCAGGACCCAATCGTCCAAATGCAGATGCAGGAGCTTGAGATTAAGAAGGGCGAACTCGACCTCAAGAAGCAGAAGATGCAGATTGACGCCGCTGAGAAAAACGACCGTCTCGAACTTGAGCAGATGCGTATCGAGTCGCAAGAAGAAATCGCTGGCCTCCAAGTTGGGGCCAAGATTGCAACGGATGAGGCTAGCTTATCCGCCAAGGAGCAGATGGAAGGACTTCGTATGGGTATAGAAGTTGCCCGCGAACAGTTCCAAACTGCAAAAACCGAAACCCCTGTTTCCCCAACCCAGCAACCTAAGGAAAATGAATGAGTAACGATGTCCTAAAACACATCGCCGATAAAATCCAAGAGGAGATCAAAGTCATGGGCGACGACCTCGCTCGTGGCGGTGCTAAGGATCACGGCGATTACAAATATGCCTGCGGGATTATCCGTGGCTTGATGATGGCGACCAGCATCCTCGCGGATACTGCGCAGCGGTTGGAGAACGACGATGACTGACCTCATTGATCTTTCCGGTAAGCCCATCCCTAAGGTGGGTGCCGCCCCCGAGCTTGCTTTTGAAGACCGGGCCAAGCAACTTCCTGAGCCTTCTGGGTATCGCATCCTGTGCGCTATCCCTGAGATCGAGAAGACTACTGAGGGCGGCATCATCAAAGCGGATATTACCCTCCACCACGAGGAACTGCTCGCCACAGTGCTCTATGCCGCAAAGCTCGGCCCAGACTGCTATGCTGACGAGAAACGCTTCCCGAGCGGTCCTTGGTGCAAGGAAGGTGATTTCATTCTTGTGCGTCCACACGCGGGCACACGTATCGTAATTCATGGTCGTCAATTCCGTATCATTAACGATGATGCGGTTGAGGGTATCGTGGAAGACCCTCGCGGGATTTCTCGCGGGTAAAAACGGGCAACCGTACAAAGGAGAAGTAATATGGCAGATGAGCCAAATGATGACTTCCAGTGGGAAGTCGAAGACGAAACCCCTGTTTCCGATGAAAGCAACGAGCCTGATATCGACGTTGAAGACGATACCCCAGAGGCAGACCGTGGGCGTGAGCCTATGCCAAAAGAGGTCGTTGACGAACTTGAAGCTGACGAACTCGAAGAATACTCCGAGAAGGTCAAAATCCGCTTAAAGCAGATGAAGAAGGTCTGGCACGATGAACGCCGCGAAAAAGAGCGTGTCATGCGTGAGCAGACAGAAGCTCTCAACGCAGCACAGCGCCTGCTCGAAGAAAACCGCAAGTTGAAGGCTACCCTTTCCGAGGGCGAGCAGACACTGGTTGGTAGTTTCAAGCAAAGCGCCGAATATGAGCTTGCACAGGCCAAACGTGAGTACAAGGATGCTTACGAAGCCGGTGATACTGATCGCGTCTTGGACGCACAGCAGAAGCTCAGCGAGGCCCAATATAAGCTGCAACAGCTTGCTGGTTATCGTCCTACTTTACAAGACGTAGAGGAAGATGTACAACCTACCCAACCGCAGGTGCAAATCCCGCGACCAGACCAGAAAACAGTTGCGTGGCAAGAGCGCAATATGTGGTGGGGTACTGATCCGGAGATGACTGCATCGGCACTTGGGCTTCATCAGAAGCTTGAGAAAGAACGTGGTCAGCAGTTTGTTGGCTCCGACGAATATTGGGGCGTCATCGACACAACGATGCGTCGTCGTTTTCCGGAGTATTTCGGAGACGAGTCCAAAGCGACCGAAGGCACTGCGAAGGCTCAACGCGCCTCGAAACCTGCCAATGTAGTCGCACCAGCTTCCCGAAGTACGTCCTCCAAAAAGATTGTACTTAAACAGTCTCAGCTATCAATAGCTAAGAAACTGGGCTTAACCCCCGAGCAATATGCTCGTGAATTTGCGAAGATGGAGCGTTAAAATGGCAGAAACTAGAATAGCACGTGAGCA